CGCTGGCCCCTGCGCTGAAGGCATGGCCCCCGCTGTGGGAACTGCTCGACGAGAAGACCAAGGCCAAGCACAAGGAGGTGGTCACCCGGGCCAAGGCTGAGAAGCCGGTGCTCGACTTGGATCTCCTCGACGCCACCCGCTTCGTCACCATGAAGCGCATGGGGTTGTGATGGAGCAGCCCCGAGCCAAGCAGTGGCGCACTCAGGTGCGCCACTTCAAGCGGCACCTCAAGGTGCTGGCCAAGCTCGGGGTGTTGGCCACATGGTGTGCGCAGGAGAAGGCCAACGCCCCCACTGCGCACGAGTGGTCACATCCTCAGTGGGACCACCCCGCATGGCAGCAGAAGTTCTATGACAACATCCTGTCAGGAACATGCGACGAGGAACTCGCTCGTGGGTTCATCCGCTCCTGCCCATTCGGGTGGTGGTCACGCCCCAACCCCACACCAGAGGCCACCCTCCTCATGGTTGATACGCTGTACAACAAGTACAGTCGTCAGTTCCGTGTCAGATTCGGAGTGTTGAATGAGGTGCCCCCACTGCAACAAAGACGTCAAGTGGCGAGTGATGATGAGCCGACAGACCGAGTCGGCGGTCTATCGTCTACGAACATGCAGTTACTGCGGACGTTCGAGTTACTCGGAGGAGAAGCTGCTGCCAGTGGGGGAGAAGATGCCCGCAGTGCTGCGGCGCAACAGCTATGAGCGACGAAGCGAGAGCCACCACCCCTCCATTGCCCGAGTGGAGACGGCACCACGGGGGGACGCAGCCCACATCCAAGGAATCTGGGGTGGCATTACACCCAAGCGGGATGACAACTGACCGCTGGGAATGGCCGTTCAAGACTGACAGCGAGTTGTCCGTTGCCGCTCGCTGGTTCAAGGCGCAAGCCCACAGGCAACGAGGACAGGGCGAAGACGCCCTCATGTAGGAGAGGAGATGGAGCAACTGAGAAGCAAAGCCAACGAGTACCAAGTGGGGGGCGGGCACTACCGTGACCTCACTGTCCAACCGTGGACGGCCATGGAAGCATGGATGTCGCACGAGGCGTTCTGCGGATACCTCCAAGGCAACGCCATCAAGTACCTCGCCCGCTACAAGAGCAAAGGCGGAGTCGAGGATCTGCGCAAGGCTCGGCACTACATCGAGAAGCTGATCGAGGCCGAGATGAAGGAAAAGGAATCATGCTGAAACAAGTTACTGTGTACCAGACCACCGACGGCAAGATGTTCGGTAGCGTCGACGAAGCCATGCTCCATCAGGGGAGGCTGGACTACGAGGCCGAGATCGACGCCTTCCTGGAGAGCGAGTTCAACAAGTACAAGTCCGGTGTGCCCCGCTCGTTTGCTCGGGCTGGCATCCTGGCCTGGGAAGCCTACAAGCTGGCACGAGAGCAGGCACAGGAGCAGCCGAAATGAGCGGGAAGCAGCCCAAGGGATGTGATCAGCAGGGCCGCTTCCCAGAAGCGGCTGACGGCTACCCCGACATCCTCATCGACGAGGATGAGAAGGGGAAGCACCCCTCCGGCAACAGGGAGATGGCCCGCCTGGAGTGGCTGCTCTGGGCTCTCGCGGCCGGTGCCTCACTGGCTGCCATCTTCTGGCCACTGGGGGTATGAGCGCATGGGACTCAGTGAGCACCTGAGTTCGTCGACAGCGTACGCAGAGGCCATCGTCATGCTGATACAACGCGGCGGCACAGTGCGAGAGATCAGTAGCCACAGCGGGCTGGCGTACAACACCACCCGCAAGCTGATCCACGCGCTGCGCCGCCGTGGTGTTCTCAGGGTTGTCCTGTGGCGTGAGGACGGTATCGGTCGCAGACGGACTCCAGCGTGGGTCATCGGCTCTGGGCCTGATGCTGTTCAACCACGCATGGACAACAGGACGAAGAAGGAACGCTATGACGCCAAGCGACAGGCGATTGCCGATCGACTCGGCATTGCCATGAGCAACGTGAGATTGAGAGACCACAAGGAGTGAGTATGGACGTCGCAACGATTGACTTCGAGACCTACTACGACGACGAGTACAGCCTGTCGAAGATGACCACCGAGGCGTACGTCCGTGACCCGAGGTTCGAGGTCATCGGCGTGGGTATCAAGGTCAACGACTGGCCCACCGACTGGTACACCGGGGACAGCCCGGGCAAGTTCCTCAAGGGCCTGGACTACACCACCAAGGCCATCCTCTGCCACAACACGGCGTTCGATGGGGCCATTCTGTCCTGGCACTTCGGCATCCGCCCCAAGCTCTGGCTCGACACCCTGAGCATGGCAAGACCCACCCACAATGCCACCGTGGGGGGATCGCTGGAGCGGCTCGCACTGGCTCTCGGCCTGGGGCAGAAGGGCACCGAGGTGGTTCAAGCCAAGGGCAAGCGGCGTGCGGACTTCACACCACAGGATCTTGACCAGTACGGCAAGTACTGCATCAACGACGTCAACCTGACAAAGAAGCTCTACGACACGCTCAAGCGTGGCTTCCCATCCAAGGAGTTGCTGGTGATTGACCAGACCCTGCGGATGTACACCGAGCCCCGCATCGAGCTGGACGTGCCCCTGCTGGAGCAGCACCTGCAAGAGGTGCGTGAGCGCAAGGCCAAGCTGCTGGAGGACTCCGGTCTGTCCATCGAGGACATCATGTCCAACCCCAAGTTCGCCACCATCCTGGTGGGCCTGGGTGTGGACCCCCCGGAGAAGGTCAGTGCCCGCACCGGGCAGCGCACGTGGGCCTTCGCCAAGACGGACAAGGGGCTGACCGATCTGCTGGAGCATCCCGACGAGCGGGTGCAGGCTGCGGTGGCCACCCGGCTGGGGGCCAAGAGCACCATCGAGGAGACCCGCACCGAGGCCCTCATCGGCGTGGCGGCACGTGGCCGGCTGCCCATCATGCTCAACTACTACGGGGCGCACACGGGGCGGTTCAGCGGGGGCGACAAGCTCAACCTCCAGAACCTGCCAGCACGTGGCAACAACAAGATCCGGCGGGCGCTGAAGGCACCACCGGGGCACGTGCTCATTGCCTGCGACTCCTCGCAGATCGAGGCCCGCATGGTGGCGTGGCTGGCTGGGCAGGCCGACCTGCTCAACGCCTTCCGGGAGAAGCGCGACGTCTACTCCGAGTTCGCCACCAAGGTCTACGGGCGCACCATCACCAAGGGCGACAAGGTCGAACGCTTCGTGGGCAAGACCTGCATCCTGGGCCTGGGCTACGGCATGGGTGCCGTCAAGCTACAACGTACTCTGGAACTGGGATCCGGCGGCATCTCGGTGAAGATCGACGAGCCCGAGGCGCAGCGCATCGTCAGGCTCTACCGGCAGGAGAACTGGAAGATCGCCAAGCTGTGGCAGGAGTGCGGCAACGTGCTGCGGATGATGCACGAAGGGCACAGCGGCACGCTGGCCGGCCGGCTGGAGTTCACCCCCGAGGGGTTCGTGCTGCCCAACAAGATGCGCCTGGGCTACACCCTGCTCCAGCCAGACGGACAGAGCGGGTTCAGGTACATCGCCGATGCCCGGGCCTACCGAAAGGCTGTGGCCAACCGGGTCACCGGCGAGGAGGGCGGTGCCGAGTGGACCAAGATCTACGGCGGGAAGGTCACGGAGAACCTCGTGCAGGCCCTGGCTGCCATCGTCATCCGGGAGCAGATGGTGTCGCTGCGGTTGCTCGGGTACGATGTGGCCTTCCAAGTTCACGACGAGATCGTGGTCGTCGCACCTGAGTCCATGGCTGAGGTGTACGAGGCCAAGGTCGTCGAGGTCATGTCGACCCCACCCAAGTGGGCACCGGATCTACCGGTCGCCTGCGAGTCGGGTGCTGCCGCCAACTATGGGGATACCTGATGAAGCTCGCCCACTCGTACTCGTCCATCAAGCTGTTCGAGAACTGCCCGCTGCGGTACTACCGGCAGCGCATCAAGAAGGACGTGGTTGACGAGGGAGGCGAGGCGTCCAAGCACGGCGAGCGCATCCACGCCTTCCTGGAGAAGCGGCTCAAGGGATCCGACCTCGACCCCGAAGTGGCCAAGTACGAGCCCCTGTGCGCAGCGGTGGAGCGTGCGGCCAAGGACGGTGAGCTGTGCATCGAGCAGGAGCTGGTGCTGACGGATCGTCTCACACCAACAGGTTGGTGGGAGCCTGACGCATGGCTGCGCAGCAAGCTCGACGTGCTCATCGTCGCCGGGGCCGACGCGGTGGTCATGGACTGGAAGACCGGCAAGCGCAACCCGGACTTCTTCCAGATGGAGCTGTTCGCCGCACAGGTGTTCAAGCACTACCCCGAGGTGCAGCGGGTG